ACCAAGTAAATGGTGTGGTTACTACTTATCAAAATATAGAAAAACAAGCATTAAAAAATAACTACAAGATAAGTTATATCGATCCTAGTATGTTCTTTCACTTTTCAGCATTAGGGTATCCTGAAGTTAAAATCAGCATACCTTTTAATGTTGGTAAAATATTTGAACAAATCAATCCAGATTACATACATATTGCAACAGAAGGACCTGTCGGTAGGGCAGTAAGAAGATATTGTAATAAGAAAGGTTACAATTATAATTCGTCATATCATACCAAATTTCCAGATTTCCTCAAGGAAATCTACGGTATTCCTGAATCATTAACATATAAGTATGTTAGATGGTTTCATAAAGATTCTAAGAAAGTTTTAACAACCACTCAAACAATGGTTGATGAGCTTAAATCTAATGGGTTTACTGCTGATGTTATCGCTTGGACTAGAGGTGTTGATACAGAAGTATTCAGTAATATCACTAGAGAAGACTCAAACCATTATACAATTCTATACGTTGGTCGGGTATCTAAAGAGAAAGGATTAGATGACCTTTGTAAAATTAATTCTGATATATTAGATTTCAGAATACAGATAGTAGGTGATGGACCATATCGTAAGGAATTAGAAACTAAATATCCAAATGTAGAGTTTGTTGGTTATAAGAAAGGTAAAGAACTTGCTCAGTATTATAGAAATGCTGATGTGTTATGTTTCCCTAGTAGAACAGATACATTTGGTATTGTTATGATAGAATCAATGTCTATGGGTACGCCTGTTGCTGCATATCCTGTTGCTGGACCAATTGATGTAATAGAACAAGGTGTTACTGGTTTTATGAATGAAGATATTGAAGATGCGATAGGTGCTTGTTTATATCTCGAACGTGATGATGTAGAAAAACATTCAAAGAAATGGACTTGGGAAAACTGTTGGAAAATATTTAAAGACAACTTAGTGGAAAAATAGAAGTTTATATATAAATATATAATTGTGGTAATATAAAAAGGAGTTATACAATGACATTACCAGCTTCTGGTGCAATTTCATTATCTCAAGTAAATACTGAAATGAGTGAAGGATTAACAATTCAACGATCAATTAATGATATTTTTTTTACTACACTAACTGGTGGAACTAATTCTTGGGATGATTTACATGGTAAATCAAGAAGTCATGGAGCAATTAATATTTCAAGTGGTATGGGTTCATGGACAGTACCTTTAGGTGTAATAAATGTATATGTTCATTGCCAAGGCGGACATGGAGGTAAAGGAGGAACTGATGTATATGCTGGTCAAGTTGGTTGGGATGGCATGAGAGTATATGGTAATTTAGCAGTTTCATATGGCCAAGTATTTCATTTCTTTGTTGGTAATAATGGTACAAATGGTACAAATGGTAGAAGTGGTACGCATGGAAAAGGTGGATCTTCTTCATCACCAACCGGTGTTAACTTTTCTGGTGGTAATGGTGGAGATGCAGGTACATATTATAAATCAAATTCTGGTGGAGGAGCTGGTGGTGGAGGAGCTTCAGGGGTTTATTTAGGAACTACACCAATCATTATTGCAGGCGGAGGCGGTGGTGGTGCAGGAGCAGGTCATGAAGGTGGTATAAAAGCTCAACAAGGAGGTATTATTACATCTACTATAGGTGGTACAGGATATGGAGGTACTAATGCTGACTATGGTGGATGTGGTGGTGGCGGAGGCGGATTGAATGCCGGACAAGGTGGACAAGGTGCAGTACAAGATTATTTTGGTTGGCCGGGTACAAATGGTGGATGTTTAGTTCCAGGAGGATTTACAAAAGATAATACTGGCCAAAATGATGCAAACCCTTATGTTTATTTAACTTGGTAGGTGTAATAATGTCATGAAAGCAATACCTCTAATTCTATTGGCAGCATTGTTATTCATATATATAAGCATGGAGATTTCAGCACAGTCTCCATGTTCTTCTTTTTCTTCAAATCCCTCCCTTTGTAACTCAGATAATCATCCTTAATAAATTGTTTACATTTCCTGAAAGTATGATATAATAGTATCATAAATAATTTATCATGTTTATAGGAAAATGCAATGAGTTATACAAGATGGTCTACCTCTAATTGGTATAGTTTTTATAATAGTTCTTCAGAAGATTCTACAAAGGATGATCAAGCATTATCTTTATGGCATGTTTCTGATAAAAAGGATTATACTTATGCTGAACTACAAAGTATGGGTGTAGGAAAACTACAGTCATTATATCCAGATGCTACTGATGAAGATATAGCAGAAGCAATGGACATTATTGCCAGATTTAAAAAAGATGTTTGTAATGAGTTTGAGAGTATTTTTTAATAATATTTTTTTAGTTCTGGAAAATATTTACTAAGATTACCTTTATCATAAGATTTTTTGGAATATTTTGAAATATAAAACTGTAATTATATAATGAGGAATAAATGAATGAAACTATTAAAGAACTTGCAAGTAGAGTAGGTATTATTCCTTTAAATGATGTTACTTCTTTTGGTATGTCAGAGGAAAATAACTCTTATTATTGCAAAGGTTATATGCTTGAGGATTTGATTAATCTAATAGTGCATGAACATCTTATTATCTGGGAGCAAATGGATAATGGTAATAAAGTATCTGGATTTGTTGAGATGGAAGATTATCCAAAAGCAGTGATAAAACAATTTAATTATGAGAGGAAAAAGAAGTGAACATATTTTATCTTGATAATAATACGAAAGAATGTGCTGAGTATCATGTTGATAGGCACTGTGTAAAGATGATACTGGAGTATTCCCAGTTATTATCTACAGCCCATCGTGTTATCGATGGTGTAGAATATGTCGATGATTCCTCAGGTAGAAAAATCAAAAGATGGAAATTGAGTGGTTGGTATGAAAATATTTTATATAAAGCCACTCATATCAACCATCCTAGTGCAATCTGGGTTAGGCATTCTTATGATAATTATGCATGGTTAAGAAGTCTTTTATATCAATTGTGTAAAGAATACACCTATAGATATGGTAAAATTCATAAGGTTGAAGCATCTGGATTGATGGAAGCATTATGTTATGCTCCGTTGAATATCAAAATAGGTAAATTTACCGAACCAACTCCAGCAATGCCAGAAGAATACATAGTTGCAGGTGATTCGGTTCAATCTTATAAGAATTACTATAACGGTTCTAAGAAACATCTACATAACTGGAAACTTAGACCAATCCCATATTTTATAGAGGTATCAAAATGTTAATTTATGTAGTTACAGCCTATCGTTTTGGTGATAGAGAAAGTCATAGTTATGTAGTCGGTGCATTTGACAATGAAGAGACTGCAATCAAACAAGCCAAACTTGAAAGAGATTGGCGAGGTGGTAAATATGAATGCGAAGTTCGCTCAATGGAACTAAATGAATCATTGAAATACAAGAACTATAATGTTGTATTGGCATTACCTAAACTTTTTCCTTGTTACACCTTATTGGATGATGAAAAATGAATATAAAACGATACCGTGAATTGGCAGAAATTCAAAAACATGATTTGTTGACTCCCGAGGAACAAGCCGAGTATATTGCTATTTCTACTAAAATTCTATATACAATGATGAAAACTGATGAAGATGTAACGGATATATTAATGAGATTAAGGAATAGATAAGCTTTACTGAACTGACTCCGGCAAAGCTTAATATATAAACTACTACACTGATATACATTATTTTGTAAAAGGAGAATAAATGCCATTATATGATTTTAAAAATAAAGAAACAGGTGAAATAGTTGAGATGTCTATGTCTTATGGTTCTAAGCAACAATACTTAATAGATAATCCGCATATAGAATCTATCATTTTAATTTCACCATCATTGGGAGATCCGACTAAACTTACCGCAACTAGAAAATTCGATACTGGGTTTAAAGATGTCTTACAAAAAATACATAATAAAACTCCCGGTAGTCAACTCGATAAAACCTCTTCCCAACTTTAAAGGAACTTTATGGCGCGTAGACCAAAGATAGTAGATACTCATTTTGAAGATATTTCGAAATACCAACAACCTACTAACGATAAAGTTATACAAGGAGTACAGTCAAATAGATTAAAAATGCGTATTGAAGATCTAAAGACCTTCAAACCTCTTACTAAAAATCAAGAATTATTCTTTGATTCTTATAAAGTAGGTGAATATTTTATGATGTTATCCGGCTCAGCCGGTACGGGTAAATCATTTATTGCATTATATAAAGCACTTGAAGAATGTATGGACAAAAGTAACTCTTTTAATAGAGTATTAATTGTTCGTTCGGCAGTACAAACTAGAGATGTAGGATTCTTAAAAGGTAGTTTGGATGAAAAGACATCTATCTATGAAGATCCTTATATTCAAATCAGTTCAACTTTATTCGGAAGAGCCGATGCATATCAAAGATTAAAAGAACAGGGTTATATTGAATTCACTACCACAACCGCTATCCGTGGCATGAGTTTTGATAATTCTATTGTTATATTAGATGAGATGCAAAATTGTACTTTTCAAGAGTTAGATACTATTTTGACTAGAATTGGACATCAATCAAAGATAATCTTTGTCGGTGATTTAAGTCAAAATGATTTATTGAAGAAATCTTCAGAAGTGACAGGTTTGCCTCAATTCTTAAAAATCGCTGAGACTATGGATGAATTTTGTCGTATTCATTTTACTTCCGCTGATATTGTTAGATCATCTTTGGTAAAATCATATATTATAGCAAAGGAAAATTTAGGTTACTAAAATAAACGTTTACTTTCTCAGAAAATGTGATATAATAGACTCATAAATTAAATAAATGAGGAATTATAGATTATGAAAGAATGGGATATTTTTAAAGTTGTAGGCGAAAACCAATACAAATTTGTTAAAAGTCATACAGGTTATGATTGGTCTTTGGAAATTGAAATGGAAGAATTGGGTGAAGGATTCAAAGCATTCATAACCGATACACCATTTATGAACTATACAGTCTAATTGATATGCGGACGTTCCATGAATACAATTTTCCAAAACTAGTTCAAAAGAATACTGATGGATCTAGAGTTTATTTAACTCCAACTGGAGAAAAGTATCCATCAGTAACTTCTGTCACGGGTTTAGGAGGTGCTAAACATATAATGGAATGGCGTGACAGAGTAGGTCATGCAGAAGCAGATGCTATATCTAGAAGAGCTGCGAATAGAGGTACTCGTATCCATAAACTTTGCGAAAACTATCTACTCGGTAAAGAAATAGAAGTTGATATGTTTGATAAAGAAGTATTCAACTCAATGTTGCCTCATATAGATAAAGTTGGGGATATACATTGTATTGAAAAAAGAATTTATTCTCATATATTAAAAGTAGGAGGTACTGTTGATTTAATTGCAGAATTTGATGGAGAAATATCAGTACTTGATTGGAAGACTTCAAGAAGAGTAAAGGATTTTGATGAATTTGATGGGTACTTTATGCAAGCAGCAGCATATTCTCAATGCTTTCTAGAGTTGACTGGAATTAATATAGATAAGTTAGTAGTTGTTATAGGTATTGATGATAATCCATCAATGGTCTATATAGAAGATAAAGCAATTTGGTTAAAGAAGTTTAAGCATCAAAGATACAAATATTATGCAATTAAAAAGATATAAATAGTAATATATTTAAAATAGGATAAGCTTATAAGATAAACTGAAGTACAACTCCGCTATAAAACTTCAAAGCAATGAGTTCAGCTGAAGAAATAGGGAAACAATATTAGGATTCTTCTAATATTGTCACTAAAAAATAGGAGAACCCACATGCGAGCAATCACAATGCTCTTATGTCTGTATAGTATGTCTGCATCAATATATGCTCAGACTACTTTACATAAAAAGATCAATGTTTCAAATAAAGATATAATATGTGTCGCTGAGACAATATACTCAGAGGCAAGAGGCGAATCCTTGACTGGCCAACTTGCAGTAGGTGCAACGATTGTTACTAGATCTACAAAAATATTCCACAAACCCGCTTGTAAAATAGTGAAGCAGCAATATACACAGAAACGTATACCTGCTAAGGATAAAGAAGAGTTTATTAAGTTAGCAACTAATATACTTCATGGTAATGCTAGAAATCCAATAGGGAATTTGGATAGTTTTGATTCTTTCAAATATAGGTATTCTAAACGACCTAAGAAAAGTGTTAAAATTGGTAAACATTATTTCTATAAGATTATGAAGATTGAAAAGGTATAAAATAAACGTTTACATTTTCTAAAAATATGATATAATAGACTCATAAATTAAATAACTGAGTCTATTATATCATGAGAAAAGTAAAACAAAATTGGTTCTCAACCTTAAATGAAACACTTCAATCGGAAGATTTAGTAAATCTTTGGCCTTTTGGTTTAAACATAGGGTATGGAGAAACTGCTAGATTTACCACTGATTGTGGTAGACTTATTTCTGTATTTCGTGAAACTAACGGTTTATATGAAAGACCTGTACACTATAAAGCACTTTAATAGGATTATAATATGAATAGAAATATATTTGGCGAAATATGCGAAGGTGAAATGGACAAATCTGACTTTGATGAATGGTTAATCCAGTACACTGAAGATATTTGGAAAACATCTAAAAAAGATGATGAAATCAATTTAATACCTTTAAGAGATTGGGCTACTTCCAATGAACAAGTTTGGGATTCATTTGAAGTAGGTTATGAGACAGCTCGTAATAGAGTAAAATCTTTATTAGGAATTAGTGATGAATAATTGTTATGATGAAATATTAAATGCTGCTACTCACCGTAAATTTAATATTTTAAAAGAGATTAAACAGAATCTTTCCGATGAAATTAAATCTCTTGATGAATTTTTTAATAATTTTCTTATTAATAATAATCTTGACCGTAAAAAGAAAATAGTAAGCAATTGGAAAATCTATAGAGATAAAACAGATGAATATTGTGAGGTTGTTGATAATCTTAAATTAGTAAAATATTACCTGGAGAAATTTAATGTTTGAATCCGCAAATGACTTTTCATTGCATATAGAAACACTTGCTAACCAAAAAAATATTGGGGTAGTTGATGCTCTATTAGAATATTGTAATGAAAATTTTATTGAACCTGAAGAGGTTACTAAGTTAATTAATAAATCTTTAAAAGATAAACTTGAAATGCACTTTATAG